TGCCGCGTTGAAGTTGATATTTTCTGTATATTTTGGTGGTTGTTTTGAAGGTTGTTGCTGAAGGTAGAATGTATACAGTCACGCTACCCTGTGATTTCAGCTGCAGAGGTGAAGAGTGGATGTTTACCAACCGATCAATATAGAAAACAAGTTGTTGCTGAACTCCTACTAACTGTAACATCAAGTAGGTATTCAAAAACGTTCTTTATTTCACGTTCTTGATCTATAGGCATGAAGACGTCATCATCAAACTGTACGGTCTCCTTGACTATTTTCATTGCCTTTCGGTACAAGTTGGCAACATAGATCTTCGGCGAACCATCGTTGAACATAGTCAACTCATGACTGTTCAAGGTGTATAGCTGTTGATAGTACAGGATAGGTTTTAACTGCATCATTCCCCCCGTGACGTCTGCGCCAAGTTTATACCTAGCCACACGTCTATCACGCTCACTAAAAACAGCTTCGAGTATGCCTTTCTTCATTATCTGAGTTGCATACTCATACGCCATTTTAGCAGCGACTGGGTTGAATGGGTTATCAGTTAGCACACCACAACATCGTGATAGCGCTCCCTCATCACTCCTATCAATGCTGTCAGGGATCACAAGCGTTTCACATGCTCTACGTTCTGGCCTCCATACGACGCCTCCGAGTCCTACGTGCCGTTTAAGGAACTCGGCCATCTCCCACGGTTCATGGTATGGCGTATATATAAGGTTTTTGCATACATAACTTTCATCTTTATTAATCGTTTGTGCAAATAATGTATCGAATGCATCTGCAATGTCATCGATAGTGATATCCTGTGCCAATATGTTCGGTATGCATAATAACATATTGTCACCATACACACGTTTGACGCATTGTTTTGCTCCATCCACACCTAACAGGTATATTAGAACAGTTTCAATGCCCCACAGACACGTATCACTATTGATATACGTTGTAAGTGCATTACCACTGACGTTACCTTTATTCTTTATATATAAAGAACCATCTGGTAATGAAATGACTGTATGAATTAGGTTCATCCGTATCCATCTCAGTAGCCGCGATAGATATCTTTGATCCCTCCTCTCGTCAGTGTGCCATTTCTTGTATAAACGAGTAAAGAAAAATTCAAGTTGATATGCGTTAATTGTAGAGTCTTGCCTGCTGAGGTCTAAACAGTAATACGTGTAGGCGTGCTGTAAACTGACTAACCTATCTTCAATCTTGGCGTCCATCATTATAATCTGCTCCGAACTAGGTTCTTCAAACATATTTAATCTTTCACCACCAATCATGTCCATAAGTATATTATACAGGAATACAGTTCCTCCACGGTGTACCCATGACATACCTACCATCACATTTGTTGTCTTCCAACACTCTTTGTGATATTCACTCCAGCGCTCTGCATGCGGGAATGATATGATGTGATCTCTTAAATCAGGGCACATCACCATCCTCCCGAACCCTTTGCCCACCCCAGTGGTTGTATCAACAGACCCTTCGATAACCTTTCCTCGTCCGAATAACGCACATGGACGTATTTCGACATTTATATTTCTAACAATGTCTCCAATGGCGGTCATTGCTTCTTCTAAGCCAACTGACCACGCTTCGTCTTTGGTGCGCCATCCTAACTTTCTGTACTTTATGCCAGGATAAGTGTCCATACCACCGGGTGAACAACATGATTGGGAGAGTAATGACCAGACCCGACTGTCTGAGCACATCTCATTCCTATCGAATGCAGTTTCACCAGCTGTGTAGATACCCATGAGAGACGATACCATTTTATAACTAGGATTATCATAACGTCTGATATGTTCAAACAAATCACCAAGTGTTGGTTGTTTGAAATAGCAGTAGCTAATATATTCCACGTCATCAGGCATTGCAAACGCTTTAACGATCTTCTCAGCCTCAGTGTCCCTCCAGTTCTGAAAGCGAGGTAGATTGTAAGTGAACAATCGACGTATGTCGACGTCCGTCTTTATCCTCCTCACCCATCGCACCTTCTTTGACACATCAGCTACAGCCTTGCGTTCCTTCTCCTCTCTCTGCTTGGACGGCTTGAATACCAGACTTACCGGCTTGGTACCTAGGTGGACAAATTTGTCCGCCCGTACCATACGCTCTCCTTGTCGTTGTCTGAGAGCGTGCCGTCGAGCCGTTCGTCTGGCGGAGACCGAGTACCCTCAGCCAGACCGTCTGCTCCCCACACGAGGTGGTAGAGCAAAGTCTGGGCCAAGGGTGGCTCTGAGCTCCTCCTCAAGAGCTGTCCTGGCGCGCGCTAACGCGTCAGGACGTGCGGGTGGCGTCACACCACGTTCCTGTAGCCATGTGCGCAATGCATTTTGCTCCCTAGCTATCAATGCATCATGCGCGGTGATAGCAGCGCGATAAGCCTCGCGCGCTTGTTCCACCGCATCTTGACTATCGGCTACGATTTGTCGTGTGCGTAGACGCATGCGCTCGTAGACCTTCAGATCGTCTCGAGTTAATGCCTCGAGATATCCTCTAGGTCTAACCTCGTCGTACCATTTGCTAGCTAAATAACTAGCTAATGGACCGATCTGGCCGCCTGCTCTACCCAAGACACGTTCAATCGTGGCCTCAGGCTCTTGTGGACGTCCCACAATGTACCGTCCTGCTGAAATTGTGAGAACACGCATCATTGCTGCTCTCCCTTCAAGTGAACCAACACGCCGCGCTTCAGTATCACCAGCGTAGAACGTGAAGGTTATGTTGGGATCGCGTCCGATCGCCTGTAGTCGTCCGGCTGCCGGATCGACCACTCGAGCTTCTTCAAGCTCACGCTCAACATCAATTTCCTCATCTCTGGGTTCTGCCATTATAATGCTATACGAATATAGTTGTAACTGTTTGCAG